ACTCGTCATGGGTTAGTGATGGAGTTTAGTGGCATGTTTGCGGACTACTATTGTAGAAGCTGTGATATAATGCTCACACTAGCATTTTTTAATCAACCTTTAGGTGAAGACAAAATTGCCGCGAGAATAAACTGGGTAATGCCAAAGGAAGACGAATGAGTATAGCACCTTGGTCTTTTAGTAAAGCGAAGGCATTTGATACATGCCCGAAGCAGTTCTACCATGTGAACATACTAAAAGAATATCCTTTTGAAGAAACAGACGCTATGCGGTATGGCACTGAGTTTCATAAAGCGTGTGAAGATTACATAGATAAAGAGAAATCGTTACCAAAAAAGTTTGGGTTTATAGAACCTACGCTAGATGCCCTGAACAAAAAGAGGGGTGTAAAGATATGTGAAAAGAAGTTGGGACTAACTGAAGACTTAGAACCCTGTAGCTTCTTTGATAAGAAGGTATGGTTTAGAGGCATAGCTGACTTAATAATAGTTGACGTATTGGCAGGGGTGGCTTGGGTGATTGACTACAAAACAGGTCGATCATCCAAGTACGCTGATAAAGGACAGCTAGAACTTATGGCTCTCTCGGTGTTTAAACATTACCCAGAAGTAACAAAAATAAAAGCGGGTTTGCTTTTTGTAATTGCAGGAAGTTTAATAAAAGAGACTTATGAAATTGACTCAGAGTCAATTCTTTGGGAGAAATGGTTGGCAAAGTATGCTAACATGAAAGTAGCGTTTGATAGAGAAGTGTGGAATCCTCGCCCTTCTGGTTTATGCAAACGTCATTGTCCAGTGTTGGAATGTCCTCATAATGGGAGTAACTAATGCCATATAAAAACAAACCTAGACCTTATAAAAAAGAATATAAGCAACAAAAATCTAGAGGCGAACACGCTGACCGTATGGAAAGACAACGCGCTCGTAGAAATATGGACAAGAAGGGTGTCAACAGGAAAGGTAAAGATATCGCGCACAAGAAAGCACTAAGCAGGGGTGGATCAAATAAAGATGGCGTAAAGCTACAAAGTCCGTCAAAAAACAGAGCAGCAGGTGGAAAGATGAGTAAACCACCACGCAAAAAGAAGTAGCTACAAGCTACCACGGAGAACAACATGAGAATAATAGAGGATAAAGCGCTACTGCTTAAAGTCCGTAATCCTAAACAAATTACGACTATTATCCCAAAAAGCAAGGAGTTGTCTATGAATAAAGTTCTAGTTAACTGGGGTATATTTGAAGCCCTGAAACTAAAAAGTTTAAATATAAACGTGCCGTCACCTATTACCAGACGTTACAACTGGCCCGGACAGTACAAGCCGTTTGAACATCAGAAAGATACAGCATCATTTCTGACTATGAATAAGAAGGCTTTTTGCTTTAATGAACAAGGCACGGGTAAAACAGCGTCTTCGATATGGGCGGCTGACTATCTAATGAAGCAAGGTAAGGTGAATAGGGTTTTAGTCGTATGCCCTTTATCTATAATGGACAGTGCTTGGAGAAACGATTTGTTTTCTTTTGCCATGCACAGAACAGTCGATGTAGCTTATGGACCTAAAGACAAGCGTAAAAAGATTATTAACAGCGGCGCAGAGTTTATAATTATAAACTATGATGGTGTAGAGATTGTAAAAGACGATATAGCCAACGGTGGCTTTGATCTGTTTATAGTTGATGAAGCCACACATTATAAGAATGTGCAGACAAAGAGGTGGAAGACGCTCAACAAAATCATAGGAGAAGATGATTGGCTGTGGATGATGACTGGTACACCCGCAGCTCAAAGCCCTCTGGATGCCTATGGTTTGGCGAAGATGGTTAATCCTTTATCCGTACCAAGGTTCTTTGGTTCTTGGCGTGATATGGTAATGTGGAAGGTAACACAGTTTAAGTACAAACCAAAAGAAACATCCAAAGACACGGTGTTTAAATCGCTACAGCCCGCAATACGCTTCACAAAAGAAGAGTGTTTAGATCTACCCGACATGGTATATACTAAACGTATTGTTGAAATGACTTCACAACAAAAGAAATATTACGAAACATTACGTAAGCAAATGGTTATGCAAGTAGCGGGTGAAGATATTACCGCAGCCAACGCTGCTATAAGCTTAAACAAGTTGTTACAGATAAGTGCAGGGGCAATCTATACAGACGAAGGTGACACAATACAGTTCGACATTAAGAATAGGTATCAAGTTTTAAAAGAAGTCATAGATGAGAGTAGCCAGAAAGTTTTGGTGTTTGTACCGTTTAGACATACGATTGATATGCTATCCGAAAGATTGTTGCGTGACGGAGTTACGTCCGAGATCATACGAGGAGATGTTTCCGCACATAAGCGTACTGATATATTTCAACGCTTTCAGTCAGACCCTGATCCCCGTGTTTTGATAATACAACCACAAGCCGCTGCTCACGGTGTTACGCTTACCGCTGCTAACACTGTTGTATGGTGGGGACCGACCTCATCACTAGAAACATATGCCCAAGCAAACGCACGAGTGCATAGGTCAGGACAGAACCATAAGTGTACTGTTATACAGATAGCGGGATCAAACGCTGAAAAGCGCATTTACCGTCTTTTAGACGATAGAATTAACATTCACACAGAAATGATAAATTTATACAAAGAAATACTTGACTAGGTACTAAAAGTTACTATATATCAAAAAAGTAACTAAACGTGGAGAACAGTTAATGACTATTAGTGTCGATAAACTACTAAAGACCTATATAAAAATTAGAGGTAAAAGGTCTGAGTTGTCTGCAGAGTTCAAAGAAGCAGACGAAAAACTGTGTAAACAGCAGGATAAACTAAAAACTGCTATGTTGGACTATTGCAAAGAGCAAGGGGTAGACAGTGTTAAAACTACCAGTGGTATGTTCTATCGCACTGTCAAGCAACGCGTTTGGACTAACGATTGGGAATCTATGTTTGAGTTTGTAAAAGAACATAACGTTCTCGAATTTTTTGAAAAGCGCCTTAATCAAACCAACGTAAAGCAGTTCCTAGAAGAGAACCCCAATCTTCAACCTGCGGGTCTAAACATGGACAGTGAGTACGTTGTTTCTGTGAGGAAAAACAAATGATGGACTTTAAATATAGCGCTAACGTTAGCGCAACTGCACCAAAATATGTAAGTACTAATAAGGTGGCAGATCACTTTCAAGTAAATGTATCCACGGTTCGTCAGTGGGTTAGCAGAGGGCTTATACCTGATGATACCTACATAAAGATAGGTGAGACTTACCGATTTCGATTAGACGATGTGGAAGCCGCCTTTGAAGCCCAGACCAAAGAAACTAGCGGTTCAGAACCTGATTATTGATGTCAGATACAGCGTTTAACAATATAACTCTTGGGGACGGTCATTTTAAAAGGGCTGTCGATGGTGAGCAGGAGCGCATTACTGCAGATCCGTTAAATGTGGTTATTGTAAACGCTGCTAAGTTGGCTCGTACTTATTATAAAGATGAATACGATCCGACAAATCCATCTGCTCCTACATGTTGGTCGTCAGACACTGCAGTGCCTTCCCCTGATGTGCCATCGGGACAGCGGCAAAGCCACAGGTGTATAAGTTGTGAGCAAAGCATCAAGGGATCAAGCGCGGGGGGTGGTCGAGCTTGTAGGTACTCCCAACGTTTGGCTGTTATACTTGAGGAGCAGATGGACACTATTTATCAAATCCGTATTCCTGCGACATCTATATTTGGAAAGGTGCGGGACGGTAACATGCCGATGCAAGCTTACGCAAAGTATCTTCATGGGCATAAGACAAGTTCAATTTCGGTGGTAACGCAAGTTAGTTTTGATGCTAAGAGCGATATCCCTAAACTATTTTTTAAAGCCTTGCGTCCGCTCAACGATAAAGAGCAACAAATGGCTTTAAAACAGAAGAGTAGCCCTGCCGCAAGCATGGCTGCATTACAGACTGTGGTTGTCCCAGAAAAGACTTCCATAGATAAATCACCGTTCGAAGTAGTGGACGGGTTCAAATATAAGGAGAACGATAATGGCGGAAGCCAATTTACACTTGATTGAGAGAGTTGAAGCCCTGTATCCAAAGTTGGATCAGACTTACAGGTATGATAAAAAGATACCACCTAAAGGTAAGACAGTGCCTTGCGGACCTACTGAGGATGGCGCAAAGTTTGAGATGGACTTTAAAATGACAGAAAGTCAGGCTAAAGAATTGTACAGTCACATGAAAGCGGCATACAAAGATGAAGCGGCTAAAGACTGGCCTGATATGCCTAAACCTGCGGAAGTCTTTGATAAGGATGACGAAGGCAATTTTATAGGTACGGTACAACTAAAAGGGCAGTTCAATGGTAAGCTTACTGATCCACCGTTAATCGTGGATTCAAATAACAAGAAGTTGCCACCTGAGTTTAGGCTCACAACCGGTAGCCTCGTAAACTTGGGGGTGAACTTAGTTCCCTACAGCATGAGTACTAATGGTGTATCGTTACGCATAAAAGCTGTGCAAGTAATTAAACTTGTCGAGAAGAAAGCACATTCTCCTTTTGCTGCGGTTGACGATGGTTGGGTTATAGACGATGAAGACGATCCATCCACAGTGTTTTTAAGTACAGCAGATACTGCTCCTGTTGAAGAGGACGAAGTACCTGCACCGAAAAAGGTCTCCAAGAAAACAGAGGGCGCTGCTCCGCCACCTGATGAAGACCTTGCGTCTATTGTTGATGATTGGGACGATTGACCCATTGGGAACCATTAACAATAGTCATTACCGTGGTGGGGTTTCTATATTTCTCCACTCCACCACGGTACATTTTGGAGCAGCATTATGGAAACAACAGAATTTTTACGGGGGGTACTGAGTAGTAACGGAAACTACTGCGTATTCGCTGCGAGAGCGAAAGATAATATAAGGATACAAAAGTTCTACGCTACCATAGAGGAAGTAGAACAAGCAGCACACAAGTATGGTAATGATGGTCTAGATGTATACTTCGCACTCAGTACATTTAAAGAACCTACTAATCGTAAGGGTGACAACGCTCAAGAATTGAAAGCTTTGTTCCTTGATCTAGACTGCGGACCTTCGAAGGAATACGCGACACAACAGCTCGCTGTGTCCGCGTTACGTGACTTCTGTAAAGATCTCTCTCTACCTAAACCTACAATGGTCAACAGCGGGCGGGGCGTTCATGTTTATTGGCCTCTAACCGAAGCGGTTTCGGCGGGGGAATGGGTAGACGCGGCAGAACGATTGAAACAAGCCTGTGCCGAAAAAGGTCTACTTGCTGATCCTGCAGTAACGGCTGATGTGGCTCGTATACTAAGAGTGCCGAATACGAATAACTATAAAGATGACAACCCTCTGCCTGTTATGTTGTACGGTGTAGAGCCTATTAAGCCTGTAGTTCTTTCAGAATTTATTGACAAACTAGGCGTTGATTTGAAGCCAGTTAGTAACGTTGATCTAGGTACTGACGCGCTATACGAAGCGTACGCTGAGAATTCCGAGAACATTTTTAAAACTATTATGCAAAAAACGTTGCAAGGACGTGGGTGTAAACAACTACAGTATATAGCTACCAAGCAAGACGAGGTAAGCGAACCTATGTGGAGAGCAGGGTTGTCGATTGCAAAGTTTTGTGTGGACAGCGAAGTAGCTGCGGAAAAAATATCCAGTAGGCATCCTGACTACAATGCGACAGCTATGTACAAAAAGATGGACGAGATAAAAGGGCCGTATACTTGTGACAGGTTTAACGAACTAAACGAAGGTGTTTGCAACGAATGCCCCCTTAGAGATCAAATAAAATCTCCGATTGTGTTGGGCAAGCGTATCAAAGAAACAGATGGTGAAGTTACCATAGAAGCCCCTGTGTCGGGTAAATTATACGATATACCTATATTCCCCAAACCGTATTTTAGAGGAACAGCAGGGGGTGTTTTCCTGCGTGGCAGCAATGCTGACGGGGATATAGAAGAGGAGCTAATATACCATCACGACATTTATATTACTCGCCGTTTACATGACGAAGAACTTGGCGAAACGCTAGTGTTTCGCTTACACTTACCTCGTGACGGTGTACGTCAATTTACTGTGCCACTTACACATGTAACTTCTAGAGAGGAGTTTCGTAAGAGTATGGCACGAGAAGGCGTCACTGCATGGGGCAAAAATTTGGATAAACTTATGGCATACACAACAAAATGGGTAGATGAATTACAACACACATCAACAGCATCGGAAGCACACAGACAGTTTGGTTGGGTTGATGAAAACATGGAAGCCTTTGTACTAGGAGAGCAGCTTGTCGAAGGGAGTGAGATAACGTATAACCCACCTTCTTCCAAAACATCGGGGTTTATGGATAACTTTGAGCCGAAAGGGTCAGAAGAAAAGAACATAGAACTTTTAAACTTCTACGACAGAGAGGGGTTTGAGATGCATCAGTACGTGGTTGGTGTAGGTTTTGGGTCTCCTCTGATGGCTCTAACAGGTCTAAATAGTATGGCGGTGCATCTGTTTGGGGGTACAGGTGTAGGTAAAACAACAGCGCAATATGCGGCTATGTCGATATGGGGCAACCCAGAACTTCTGACACTGCAAAAAGATGACACGCACAACTCGCGTATGAACCGTGGTGAAGTCATGCATAGCCTACCTTTGGTTTCTGATGAGATGACTAACGTCACAAGTGGACAGATGTCTGAGTATGTGTACCAAGTATCAGGTGGTCGTCAGAAGAACAGGCTGTCAGCAAATGGTAACGAAGAACGTGTACGTGGTAAGCCTTGGAAACTTTTAGCTCTTAGCTCTGGCAACACTAGCGCATGGGAGATATTGAGCCGTGACAAAGCTACGCCGAAAGCAGAGATGCAGAGGCTATTCGAGATAAAAGTTTTAAAACTAATATCTGGTGCAAAGGATACAAAGATTACAGCAGACTTACATGAAGATATTCAAGTAAACTACGGTTGGATAGGGCCAAAATATATACAGTGGGTGATAAACAACAAAGATGAAGCTCGTAAGATTGTACAGTCTATAAAGACAAAACTAGACGAAGCGGCAGGGCTTGGACCTGAGAACCGTTTCTGGTCAAACGGTAACGCTGTAATAATAGCAGGGTTGATGATTGCCAAAAAACTAGGGTTCGTTAACTATGATGTAGGTAAGGTTTATAAATGGGTAGTCCAAGAACTGATACGTAGAAATAGCTTTGTAAACGATATAGGCGCTTCTGTAGATGAGACACTAGGTAACTACATATCAGAAAACTACAACAACATACTCAGGATCGAAAGCACCGAAGACCTACGGGGTAAACATGATAATGGTCTGGATCAGTTAGTACCCGTGACAGCTTCACCTCGTGGGCAGTTGATAGCTAGGTATGAACCTGACACCAAAGCGCTATTCTTGCGGATAAAACCTTTTAAGGATTGGTGTACAGATCAGCAGATAAACTACGCGTCTTTAGTCGATGATCTTAAACAGAAGAAAAATGCAAAACGTGTGAAGAAACGTTTGACTAAAGGCACAGACTTTAACATGCCGCCGCAAGATGTATTGCAGATGACGTTTGATGGTTTTGATGAGGTTCCAGATGGATCAGAAGGTAATGAGGCTTGATGACCTAAACCCTGACGGGCTTAGAGTTACTATAAACTGGGAGAACATGGACGTAAGTTCCTCGTTCTTTTTACCATGCATAAACACAGAAAAAGGCACAAAGCAGCTAAAAAGTGTTGCAAAAATGAAAGGATGGGAGTTTGAAGTGCAAATCTGCGTAGAAAACAAAAAATTAGGTTTACGTGTGTGGAGAACTATGTGATACACAAAATATGACAACTCGATACTCGATGTTGTTCTCCATTAGAACTTACCTACTATATGTAGAGTACCCCCGATTTCTAGCGCATTACACTGTGATCGGGGGTTTCTTTTAGTCAAACAATCTAAAGCCTTGGTTATACTCTTTTAAACTTTCTAGCATAGCAGGGGTAAAAGTTACACCGCCTCGCATTTTTGCTGTGGTCTGTTTAAAAGATCTTTGTGAACGTTCTTTTGCATCGCTGTCTATTATAGCGGCTCTTTCTTCAGGCTTTAACCCTCTGTTGAAATCAACTATAAGTCTGTCTACTCTACGCACTTCATCGCCGTCACCTTCTCGTACAGCCATGTTCCTACGTCTCAACAACTTGCCACGTTTTTGTGATAACGCCTTGTCTTTCCGCCGCTCGTTCCTGTTGTAGTCTAACACTTCGCTATAGTTTTGTGGCGCAAAACCTAAACCTTGCATGATTGCATTGTAGGGGTTTATGTCTTCTGTAATTGGATCGCCCCTGCGTGTATTGGCTCCTTGAAAGAAAAACCTACCACCCTTGCTAATGTTTCTTATTGAGGCAGGAGTAGCTGCTTCAAACCCCCTTTGAAAAGTTTTAGCGTCCGCGTCACGTATTCCTCGGAACATGTCAGGCACACCTCTATACACTATTGAGTTGCCTACCCCAAGAACAGGACCACCGAGTTGTTCTGCCAATGTAAATAGTGGACTCTGATCCTTCTCAACTATAGGTGGACGGTATATAAGACTGTTCAGTGCAATACGGTTGGCTATGTCTATACCTAACAACTCGTTTGCAAGACCTTGAAATGGAACTTCAGTTACAGCTTTTCTAAGAACTGACTCAAAATCATCTTCATCATCGTCTGCGAATAGATTATACATTGCACCAATAAGACCCATCATCGGCATACCACCTAGCCCAGACAACAAGCCTGTCATAACTAAAAAGTTTCTTGACGCTCTACGAGCTGCACGTCTGTTCTCTGCTATATTCTGCGCCTGTTCTCGTGTTACCCCTTCTTGCTCCATTATCTTACTGATGTTGGTAGTCCCTATACTTTCGCTTGCGAGCTTTGCCATCATGTAATATTTGCTGACTGCAAAACGTTTAAATAAGAACAGAACGTTACCGTATCCTGTTTGAGCAAATACGGGTCTGCCCGCAGATGCTGTTGCACCTAACGTAAACTCTGTGCCTTCTATGGCTTTTTGTGCAGCGTCATTATAATCGTCTTCGGTGAGGTTTTTACCGCGTTTCTTCTGCATGTCTTTTACTTCTAGTAAATATGCAGCGGTAAGAGTTGTCTCTCTGTTAACTCGTTCTGAGTGATGGAACATAAAACTGGAATACTTATTAAAAGTTTCCATAGAGTTGCCTTGACCAATTTCTAACTGTTCTTGGATCATGGACTGATTAAACTGCGCTTGCTCTAAACCTCTTTCAACTAAGATGTCCATACGTACATCGTTACCAAATCTTTTAAGTAGTTGTTCAGGGGTGTAGTTTGATATGGACTTGCCTACCGTACCCATATTTATATCTTGTGGTATGTCTTTACCATCTGGTCCCGTAACCATAATTCTACGTGTTGACGGTGCGCCCGCTAACGCTTTAGTCGCTGTTCCATAAGCTCTGGAAGTATTACCTATTCCGTATGTACCTGCTAACACAGGCATTGCAGACATAGCTACATCAAAGAAAGTTATAGCTGCTGAAGAAAAGTTTAGCCCCATAGTAAAGCCGAACCCTAGGTTGTTAGCTATTTGTGAATATCTGTTAACATTTGGAGACTTGGCAAAATCTGCCATTTTCTTCAATGTCTCCGCAGGTTTAGCTGTTCTTATGTCTTCAAGATAAGTTGGACCGCTTACACCGTTTACAGGTTCGTTTAGCTTCTTGATAAACCCTTCTAGCTCTGCAGATGAGACCATCTGAACAAGTTGTCTGTCAAGATCTCTACCTTTCTCTTTGAGCATTGTGCTGGCGTCAAATTCTATACCGCCCATGCCTGTTGGAGTTTTATCGCCAATAAAACCTCTGACACCTTTACGCCGCCGAAAGTTCTGCATGAAAGATCGTTCGGGCATAGCGTCTAGTGCTAAGTCTACTACAGCTTGCATAGTTTGCTTGTCTGCGCCAGAGACCTGCAGTGTGTCTAGTATATCACGTATAAAACTAGTAGAAGGAATGCTGTCGAAATTCATAGTGTTAGAGCTTCGTGACAGCGCCACATCTGCCGCACCGTCCGCACCTTTTGCTGCTTGTTCCGCTTTCTCTGCTTGTCTAAGGGTCTCGTAATACTCGACAAAGACCTCTGGTTGTCCAGTTTGTGGGCTAGTTGCAGTGTAAGTTAATCTAAAGTTACCTTTACGCATAAGTGGGAAGTAAGGACTTATTACACCACTATCTTTTTGTAGTATCTCTTTAAGCTTTTTGAAAGCCGATTTCTGCATCTCTGGGTCAGGTATGGTTGCTTTTAAACGTGCATCCAAAGCTTTTAGTATGTCATCATATGTGTTTTTAAAATGGTCACGTATTTGCCTGTATAGGTTTTGCCCTTCTTGCCCCATTTTATTGAACTCTTTACGTAGCTGATTGTACTCAGCCGTTCTCTCACGGTCCGCTTGTATATACTTTAGATATTTTCCATCTGTTCTTGACGGGTCTATTTGTAGGTAGGTACTTTGAGGTATTATATTATTTAGTATTTTCGCTTCTTTTCTGTGCCTACGTTGCCATTTTACTAAGCCTCTGTTTATGGCTTCAGTAATAGATGTCTTTTCTCGTAACGCTCCACTCATTTTATTAATAATGACGTTTAGCTCCGGTGCGAATGGTATGCCTTTATCTTTTAGCTTATCTGTCAAAACATTTGCAGGATAGAGCCTATTAACGGCATCTGAAACTTTTTTACCCAACGGTTCGTCTATAACTAGGTCAAGTAATTGATCGGCTTTGTTCTGTACGCTTACAGGCACAGCCTTAGTCATACTTTGTAGTATCCTACCAGAGCCTTCTGATGTGCTAGATTCCATTAGCATTCTACCCGCAGCGCGTGTATCAGGTGCAGGTGCTATTAATGCTTCTACATGCGCGTCTATTTCGGCGTAGTTAGTCTGAGGAGACAAACCTAATAGTTTCCTGACAACACGTCTTACTGTGTTTATAAACTTCTCCAGCGCCGGGATGTTTGTTCCGTCTGTCTTTGTTAACCCCAAAGCCGATTGAAATTGTGGGTTGCTAAACGCTTCTGCTACAAACTCATCTAGATTTCTAGTTCCGTATACCTCACCAAGCTGCTCTCGCGCTGCGTCTAATAAAGTCTGTAATTGCTTTGTTTCTGGTAGAGATGGATTGTTAGCTATCGTTGCCGAGGTAACCGCATGCATCATTTCATGCAATAGAGTATGTGTATTTAAGCCCCCGTTAGCATCGATGTATATGGTGTTTGTCTCAGGCTCAAAGAAGCCAACCGCTTTACGCCCTAGTAGTTCAGTAACACTATCAACAACCTCGACCTTTGTTGTACCTACGTTTTCAGCTAACGTTGCAGCTATCTGACGTACACGATCTCCATTGTTAGTAGCAGCTATTGCATTAAGAGCGAACTGTAGATCACCTCGTAACAAGGCGTTCCGTATGCTAGGTAGTAACGCCGTGTTTAGATTATGTACAGGGTCTATAAGTGCTAGTTCATTGTTTCTCTGTTCCCAAGGCGGTATTGGCATTTTTATAGGAGCTACGTTTTGTTCTTCTTCTCGCAGTGTCTGGTCTTTTGTATACCTTCTAATCCTTTCTCTTTCTGCTTTTTCTTCTTTACGTTTTATTTCTTTCGCTTCTCTTTTTATTCTTAGAGCATTGTCCGAAATTTGATGAGGAGTTGTATCTCTTATTGCGAGGTTATACGATGCGTCAAGTTCATTACTTAACGATTGAGACATATTTTCATCGACCCATTTTTTTGCTTTTCCTGCGCTTTGTTGAGTCATACCTCTATAATAAGCAAACTCATCTGGGGCGTAGAAAAACCTACCCTTTTCTTTTTCTTCTTCTGCTTTAGTAGGTTTCTTTTTCTTTGTTTTCCCACCCGAAATTTTATCTGTTTCAAGTGACTGTTGTGTTGGTCCGTTTGCTATTACTGCACCGATTTCAGATACTGCATCTATGGGTCTACGAAAACGTTTAAAATAAAGTTTTGCGGCTTTAGCATTAGCATCTAGAGTTTCATCTTTAGCTTCAATTAGATCAGCTACGGCCTCTTTATCTAACGCGGTTGCTGTATCAGGAACCATACGAGGGTCTACTTGAGTATCGTGATATTCCCTACGTATTTTTTGTTTACCTAGGTTACTATCGAATATTTTCTCTATACGCTGTTGTGCCGCTGTTTGTCTTTCTACTTCGGCAGCTTGCAACACTTCTTGCTGTACAGGCGCACCGACAACTCTTGGTGTGGCAGGGACTTGTACCCCCGGAGGTATTACCTGTCCCGCAGTTCCTGTTGTTTGTCCCGTAGTAGGGATACCAGTTGGTGGGGGTGGCGTAGCCAAGCCTCTAGGTCCAACGCCTTGTGGCTGTTGAAGTGGTAGCGTGGGCTGTCCTTGAGGTATTACATTAGGAAGTGGTCCTTGAGTATCCCTTACACCTACCTCACCACGAGGAGTTGTAGGCAGCTCATCAAACATCTCTGCTTGAGTAAGCTCAGAAGTGTCTTCTATCGTCTGCACAGGTGTAGCGGTCTGTTTTTCTACCTGCTTTTCTAACTCCTCAACAAACGCTTCTTGCTCTTGCTCTTGCTCTTGCTCTTGCACATCTGTATCAGTTATCCCTGTGTCTGTATCTGTAATGGGTAGGTCTTTAAAAACTAACTCTTTCTTTGGCCCAACGCGAGACAAGACTTCTGGACCTTCAGCTAGTAACCCTCTTACTTTAGCACTGGTGAACATTGGCGTCAGTGTATCCTCGCTTGCGATAAGGCCAACTTCTGCTAAAATTTTTGCATTCTTTTGTGTTATTAACTGTTGTTTGCCAGCGAGTTCTCTTTCCCTAGCTTTTTGTAGGATAGTTGCTACTTCTTTCTGCTCATCAGTTAGTGTATCGGACTTGTTAGTACTTGATGTTGTAGCATCATCAACAGACAGCTCACCTCTTCCCACTGATCCATCGTTAGATGATGTAGTGACTTCGGTATCCGTATCTCCACTTCCAGTCCCTGTTCCTCTAGCCACGCTAAGTTCACTGCGTCCATCGCTTGTTCCAGTTCCTTCACTGACAGTTGTATCTCCTGTGGTATCAGTTGCATCTCTACCCCCTGTTTCCGTTGTTCCTACTGCCTCTGTGTCTACCGCCTCTGTGTCTACCGCCTCTGTGTCTACCGCCTCTGTGTCTACCGCCTCTGTGTCTACCGCTTCTTTGTCTACCGCCTCTTTGTCTATCGGATCTGTGTCTGCTCGGTCTGGAGAGCCTTGAAAC